ACTAGATTCAGTGTCGGTATAACCGACAGCCCAGTAACCGGAGACAACGTAGGCCATGTTCAGCTAACTACAGCTTTAATAATTGCAAAGCCGATTACGATCGCTTCGGACAACGAACCGCCAGTAATGTTGCGGACGTTGATGCTCGCGGAACCAGATCCAGCTTGAGCGTTCAGTAGATACGACCCAGCAGTGCCTCCGCTGACGTGATTGAGAATAATGATGTCGGTAGCAACGACCTCGGTGTTGGTCAGCGTGAAAGTCACGGTTGTGTCAGCAGCAAGTGCTGCTGCGTTCATTGTGATTTGACCGCACTTTTTGCTAAGTGTGACGCCCGTGCTTTTACTGGTGGCTTGCGTGACTGTGCCACCTTCACCAGCTACATAACCAGCCTTGTCTGCATTAAGGTTCGTGAAGTTGGCGTCAACTTCGGCGTGAGTGAGTGGTGAGCCCTTGCCAGCTCTAGTAACGATGGTGCTCATGGAAGAATCCTCTTGGTTGTAGTTTAAGGCTCAAATACCTGTCTGAACGTCGCAGATATTGTTGTTCGGTTGGGCGAAGTCAGCCTGCGATCCCACTGTTCGCAGACCCATTTGTAAGAAGTTGTGTCGTCCGGTGGGATCCAGTCAAACGCAGCGTTATCAGCAGCCCTTGCGTCAAAAAACGCTTCAATGGCATCTGCATCTGAAGTGCTTCTATAAAGCCACTGTAGAGACCAGGATTTTGGGTTCTGATTTAGGCCAAAAGAAACTCTTTGCTCGTACCCATCACCGAACTGAGTCTTTCTAATCTTCGGAGCAGAAGACCTTGTTGCCTCGAAGTCCGGACAAGTGTTTATCCCAAGAGTTGCGTCGTCAAATGATGCCATGATTGCTAAGCAAGAAGCCCTCCAGGTCGTTTCTGTTTAATCAACTCGGCCTGAACGGCTGCTCCAATTACATTACCAAGCTGGCTAGCAGATTGATTGTCTCCTTGAGCGCGAGTTCCTGATGCGTCAACATTAACAACAACATCGCCGACCGAACCGCCCGAAGCCTGAACTCCAAGCCTTCCTCCTGGACCCCGCTGCAAGGGAAGGATTGCTTCTGGGCCAGCTTCGCCCATAAGCCCAAAGCGTCCGACACCGCCGTTTGCATAGGCAAACATGGTGGGCTTGTCAACGATTCCGCCATCAAATACTCCGCCTTTGGCGAAAGTGGCAGCTCTCCCAATATTGAATACCCCTTCTGCTGAAACACCACCGCCACCGCCGCCTACGCTTCCACCAGGCAGCAACCCAACAACTTGATTCAAGATCGCCATCGTGATCATCTTCTGAATGATCTGCGCAGCCATGTCCAAGAAGAACTTAGCGGTATTGCTGAAGAAGTTTGCAAGCGCTTCTTGAGCTGTAGCGCTACCTGTAATAGCGCTCATGAATGAATCGGTGAATGCAGTGCCGATTGCATTTGCCGCTCCTTTTATCTGGTTTGCTGGGTCCACAAGCGTCTTCAATTCATCGCGCAACTCAATGATTCCAGTGCGCAATTTGTCTCCCGTAGATAAATTTTCAAGCGCCAAGGTAAGCGCCCTTGTCTCTTCAGTTGCTTTTCTGATCCCTTCGGCAATCTTCGCGTATTCAGCCTCATCAACAGGAGTCCCCTGCCTAATGGCTTCTTGCCTAGCAGCCTCTAGGTTCCCTAGCGCACTTGCCGCTGCAGTCTCTTGAGCGAATAACTGCCTTGCTGTGCTCTCGGAATAACCTTCCTGCCTTAGGCGTAGAACACCTCTTTGCTCGGCAAACTGCGCTCTGGCGCCCCTGAGGGCACCAAAAACTGGCGCCGCTTGCTCTCTGAGGATGGCATTGATTTTTTCGATGCGTTCAGCATCTGAGAGATCTTTACTCAGTCCTCGGATCTGCTGTCGAGTGGCCTCTAGCGCAGATTTGTTTGCATTAAGCCTTGCTGTCAAATCGCTAATGTTGACACCAATTGAATCAATTGCAGGGGCTGTGATTGCTGCAGCAGTTGGCAAATTAGTTAGCTCCTTAGTGTATTCTTTTATCTTTTTAGCCGCCAAGTCATACAGGTTAACTTGACTTTGAACAGCCTCAAATGCCTGAGTGTCAAGAACAGTTCCAGGTAGCATTCTAGGCGTGCCTGCATCATCCATATAAACGCCATATTGACTTAGCGTCGCTGACGCCTGCCCTTGCTTTATGAATTCAGCAACAATCTTGCCAGAAATCTCTAATCGTTTCCCGGCCCTACCAGTTCCTTCTTCAACAATTTTTGCAACGCTCCTTGCATATTGTTGCTGGATGTTGCCAATTTGCTTGGCGTAATCTTCATTTGCCTGATTTATTGCCTTTGCGTTATCAATCTTGAATTGCTCAATAGCTTTTGTGTTTTCAGTTTGCTCGTCAAGAAGTTGACGCTCCAAAGAAATCTCTTTTTCTTTCTGCTGCCTGGCCAGATCAATAATCTCTTTGCGAACGCGGAAAGTTGCAGGATCAGCTCCACCTGCAATGGCCCTAGCTTCAGCAGCTCCAAAAGCAATATCTTCTTCAACGTAAGAGAGTTGAAGCCTTAAATCTTGAATCTGCCTTTCATTATTGAGTCGTTGCTTCGCAAAACCTTCTTCTAGCTGCTTGGCTCGTTGGACAGCCTGCTCCCTGATCTGAGCAGCACGTTCTTCAAGCTGAATACGAGCTTGAGCAATTGCGTTTTCGCGCTGCTCGACAGCGGAAAGGAATGACTTGGACTGATTTTCAAGTTTTGACTGTGCTTCCTGCGCTTTTAGCTGCTCTTTTCGCTCTTTAGTAAGCTTTTCATTTGCGCGAAGCCTTATCAAGGCTTGCTCTGCTGCGTCCGCATCCCGCTTGGTGTTTTGGACTACGCCTGAGTTGAAATTAGCCTCGCGAGCTTTTTTGGCAACAAGCGACAATCGCAAGACCTCATCTTCAAGTTCCTCAATAGTCATTCCCCCACTGAGGACTTTTTCGACGTAAAAAGATGGGCCTTTTTCGATGAACCCTATCTCCTGGGCTTTGTTTATAATGGCATCAATTCTGTTTATCCACTTCGCAGCAAAATCTTGCAGTTTTGATCCAGTGGCTTGGAACGCCCTGCCGGTTGTGAGTTGAATGCGTTCAATCGCTTTTTCATACCTAAGCCCTGCATAAGCTGCATTACCTGCCAGTTCGTCAAGGTATTGGCCATTTTCGTCAAATTTGTTCTTAGCGAAATCAACAAATTCGTCAAGAGTAACTTCTGACTTTTGGAATGCATCTGCTAACTCTTCTGGTGTCCTTTTAGTAAATCTTGCAAAGTCAACAATTGCCGCAGGCAGTCGTTCTCCAAGCTGGCCCCTAATTTCTTCAGCCTGCGGAGCACCTTTGCTAAGCACCTGAATTACGGCACGCATTGCGCCTTCAACTTCAGCAAGACCGCCACCAGTCTTGTAAATAGACGCAGTAATACCTTCAAATATCTTTCTAGTGTCTTCTGTTGAAATACCAAGCTCGACGGTGTTAGCCTTAAGCTGAGTCATGATTCGATAAGAATCAGACAGCGGAATTAGCAGACGCTTCGACGCGCCTTCCGTTGCTTGCACGGCAGCAACAAAGTCCTGAAAATCATTGCTGGCACCAGCCAAGCCAAGCCGCAAGCGATCAACTTCAGCGGCCATTTCTGAGTACTGACCAATCTGTTGCCTGAACTGCCCAACCTGAGCACCAATAGCAGCACCTGCAAATGCACCACCAGGACCACCAACCGCAGTGCCAATAGCGCCGCCAAGGAAGCCTTCAGGGCCACCAAAAATACCACCAGAAATAGTCGCACCAGCTGCTTGAGCAAGCTGGCCAGCAGACATGCGGCGGCGACGACTTGTCTTCTCTAATGCTTTGTCAACTCTTTCAATCTCACGGGTAACCTCCCTGAAGTCTTTGCTCGTAGGATCCAATTGATCACGAAGCCTCACCCAAGAATTTCTTTGACTATTCAAACTTGCAATACTGTTATTTGAAGCCTTAGTGGCATTCCGAATATCTTGGGCGACCTCCTGATAAGAGTTGCCCATCATTTCGATGTCTGCAGAAATTTTCTGCATCCCTACATCGCCTATTGACTGATACAAGCCACTTATCTCTCTTACTGGTTGTTGAACTAAAGAGACTCGCGCACTACCTGAGGCAGGAGGAGCAATGATTGCACCAGTCCTCGGGTCTCTATAACCAGAAACTCCAGCACCTGCTTTTTCGCCGTAATAAGACTGAATATTCGCAAGCTTTTTTGCTCTACGTTCAGCGCCAGACTGAGCCCTATCAAGCTCCTCAAAAGCCCTAGTAGAGCCATTCACTACGAAATTTAATTGCTCCTGAACGTCAGTCAGCTCTCGATTGGCCCTTATATACTCATCGCTGCCAATTGTGAGATTCTGAATTTCAAAATCAAGTTCATTCGCCCTCTGCTTTAATCCCGCAAGCGTGTCAGGAAGATACATGTTGGCGACAGGGCGAGACAGACCAATCTGGGCAGCCCTAGCGGCAGCAGAAACGCCTGCTCTCTGTTCGCGAACAGATTGTTGCCTTTCAAAATTGGCAATGCCTATAAGTGCATTTAAATATTCTTGAGAGTCAGCGGCAAACCCTTGCAGTTCTTGACGCCGTGCTCGTATGTTTTCTGCAAACTTTTCCGGAACTTTGCTGGGCACACTCATTGCCCTAAAAGCTCGTCCAGTCTCTTTAGCCGCCCCCTCAAGCGAATCTATCTCCGTCTTCAATAAGCGAATATCATCTCCTAATTGTTTATAAACTTTTCCGCCAATTTTTGCCTGATCTTGCAAGCCCTGAAGAGCCTTTGCTTGCGCCTTAATCGTTGCAACACTCCTCCCAGCACCTTCAGCAAAGGCGATTACATCTTTTGTCGCCTGAGTAATATCAGCATCTGAAAGCTTTACTTGCTTCGATAAATCGCGGAATGATCTATTCAGCGCCGCAAGCTTTTCACCGCCCTTGATGCCAAGCTCGATAGCAATAGGCTGAACAGTTTTAGCCATCTTTTTTGTTCAGTTCTGCGAGCGCGGTTGCTTCCATCACTTGGATGTCCTCTAGCAAGCCGCGTGGATTATCTACATCATAAAGGGACATTAGGCCACCGGCACCAAGCAGCACTTCGTACTTCAAGCCGACATAGCCACCCATTGTGACGTTCCATTGCGTTTGCATACGCAGGAACATCATCAATGATTCCCAGTTTTCTTCCCATACTTCACAATGCTCCTCCTCTGGAGCAGCCTGACGCTGCGGCTTCAAACCGAATGCAGCAGCGTCATCAGCACTTTTGTCTTCTACCTTCTTGCCGCCTTTCGCCCAGTACTCGACGGCAGATTTCAGTTTCCCAGACGAGCGCCCTCGAAAGTCTCTGTGTAAGCCTTCAGCACGCCGCGAATCCAGTAAGGATCATCAGCGAACTCTTTCATCGTTACTTGCGAGAAAGGCACAGCTTTACCGTCCTCATCCTCAATACCCTCCCAGCCGGTCAAAACAGCTTTCAACAGCTCAAGGTCACCTTTATCTGCAAGCTTCTGGAACTCAGAACGAGGCACGCGCTTAAAAACAGCGTCAAACTTAGACTCTTCAAATACACCGCCGTCAGTAGGCTCTTCAACAGTTACAGGCCACTTGAAGGTCTTAACCTTTTTGCGAATAAAAGCCATGAGGCAAAATAGACTCCAGCAAACTATACAGCAATAAAAAAAGGGCCGCAATGCGACCCTTCGTTCCCCACTCGCCTTGGATCAAGTATAGATCAAACTGAACTCATCGTTGCCTGCAGTTGACGGAATTGCCGTATAAGGCATGTTCAGCATCGCAATGCCATCCTGATCGCTGTAGGACACGTCGCCAATGTCAACCCGAGTCGAGCTGAAATCAACAATGTTGCCAGCGACGGTGCCGTGCTGGAAGGTCAGGTTGCCCAGGGTTCCATCGGTCAGCGCAGCAGCAAAGTAATCCTTCTGCGCAATAGTAGGAGCCTCAACGACAACAGTTCCATTAGCGCTGCGATCGGTGATAAGCACTTCCTTGTCGCAACCAATAAGCTCGCGATACACGATCGAGTTGCCCAGATCCATGCTCACAGACTGAAGGCAGCCGGAATAGGACAGCAGCGAGAAAGTGTCAGTATTGCCGTTCTTGAAGATCAACGGTGTTGCCTGGTTCGCATAAGTTGCGGTAGGCAGCGCTGAATCGTCAGGAGCGTTATAGATGCCAGTAAAAGTGAAGTCAATTGTTGGAATCTCGCCAACATTCGCGTTAAGGGTGAAAGTTCCGCGAGCACCAGTTACCTTGTGGCGGACACCATCAATGTTGTAGTGAATGGTGACACTGTCAAAATTGCTGCTGACAGGCGCGTAAGTAACGCTAGTAGCCGCAACAACCGTTTCGCTCAGTCCGCAAGCCTGAAGAGCCTTGCCATACTGGGGCGCAGTGCCAGCAGTGCCTGAGCCAGCAAGCTCAACACTGAAAGTGCATTCAACACGAGTGTTAGCAAGAAGGATCTCAGACGCACCCAAATAAGGACGAATCAGATCGCGAGAGACAGTATCACTCTGCTGAGGAGTGATATTCAAATCCCTCACCAAAACCGCGTCCGCTCCGTCTGGAGTCGGGTCGGTCCCGTAAGTCGATTCCGTCTCTACCAGAATCAGTCGTTTCCGAAGAAGAAGTGCCATTGTCTTGCTGGGGTTCGGCGGGAAGTGTGCGCTTGATCAGAGTGCGTTTTCCGGTTTCTGGATCGAGAAGATACGACCCACCTTGACCGCTGTACTCGTCATTCATGGTAGAACCTGCGTTTGCTTAATACTAATCAGTGGTCAAGTCAGCAACTGTGGTGCGATATTTGACATCGTATTCATTGGAAAAAACACCAGCAGGTTGATCTGCATCCAAAAACTCGAATGTCGTCAAAACAGGCTGCACGTCAATCGCATAGCCGCCCAGGGTTAAGTCGGACATAATCTTTGAGTGCATCGATTCAATCACCGGGTCTGCATCTGTATAAGCATTCACGGAACGAACCACTACCACGACACGAACACGCATCGTCCAGTCAAGCTTCGGGAGAGATGTAATCTGCTGCGAAGTGTCGTTGACAGGCTCGATGACAATCATTGGGCTTTCTGCCCTGGCAGCCGCAGTAACACGCGACCGATACACCCTTCCACTAACACCAGCTGTACTGGCCAGCGTTGACGCGATCTGGGCCAGAATCTGTTCGCGCTTAGTAGCCATCAGTCACACATCACAGAGCCGGTGTACAATTCTCCGCCGCCAATGCCGGAGGCAACACTTCTAACGTAAAGAACTGGAGTGTTTGAATACGTATGGCGATCAACCCCGCTTCCAGTGTGAGAATGGGATTCCAAGTCAAACCAGTCGGAGTCGTTGAAGGATCCTTGATGCACAACCGTAATGTTTGAGCCTGTAATTTTGTCGCAAAATGTAAAATTAATTCCAGCAACCTTTACTGAAGGCGTCGGGCCGTCAGCCGTAAGCGGATCCCAGAAGTGAATGTTCTTGGAGTTGTCCGCAAAGTAGCCAATTTCGATAACCATCAGACCTTCATCAACATGATCTCGCAAAAAGCACCGTCATCGACGAGTGACGTGCTTCTAACAGTGTAATTAACGCCACCAACTACAACAGAGTCGCTATGTAGCAGATTGCCAAATTTTGACGCTTCGCAAGTCAGTTTGTAATCAGTCGTCAGCACTACGCCATCAGCGATGATTTCTGAAGGCATGTCGAGAATGCCTAAGCCAGACACCGCACCAGCAGTCACTTCGACTGCAAAATCAGCAGTGCTCAGGAATACGCTTAAATCTTCAGTGAATGCCATCAGAAAAAGCGCCCGGATGACCGGGCGCGTATCGTTATCAGGCGTACTTCAAAGCACCAAAAGCGTTGACGCTATAGGTGTGAGTTGAAGTAGAAGTGGTCGAAACGGCCTTGATGTAGCGCTTAGCATCACCCTTAGCGAAAACCAAGGTCTGCTTGCT